TCGCGCGCTGCTGGGAAGCAAAGGATTCAAGGTAGCCAGGCGCACCCGTCTGGATACGTTGCTAGTCAGATAAACTCTATGGAAGATGACGCCAGCAACGTCGATGGATAATCGCATGGACGTGCGATTTGGAAATGCCGAAGCGTCTAGCGATCTCTGATTGGGAGCCAGTGTCCATGCGTATTGCTTTGATGTCATCTTCAGTTAATTTGGTCTGAGGCAACGCAGTTCCGACTTTCATGCGCCCTTTAGATCTCATGTCGGAGGTGTTGTCTGCCTTATCACCTAAGAATAGATGATCTGGATTCAGACAGCTCGGTATATCGCATCTATGTAATACGCAAAGTCCAGCAGGAATGGCTCCAAAAAGATATTCCCACACTGCACGATGCGTGTGAATTATTCTTGCACAGGAAGATCTAGTACCGCCGCTATAGATCTGGCCATATCCAAAACTACTTTTGGCTCCAATCCAAAGCCAGCATGTATCTGTCTTTTTGGTTTTTGCATAGATGCGGTCTATGAGAGGCTTGAAGGTCTTTCTTACATAGATTCCTCGTGGCATAAAGCAATACTACTGGAGTTCTATTCAGAGTGTCAATATCCACCTATAATGAATTGCAGACCGCAGTAGGCAACTGGCTGCATCGCAGCGACCTCGCAGGCATCATCCCCGATCTCATTACGCTTGGCGAGGGGCGCATCTACCGCAACGTGCGCGTGCGCCAAATGGAGGAGAATCTTGTCGGCGTGACGGCATCCGGTACTTTCGTCGTGCCCACGGATTATGTCGCCCTCAAGAGCGCCTTCGTAGTGCAGAGCATCGCCACCCCGCCTCGAGTCCAATGGCTGGAGCGCAAATCGTTCGAATGGATCGGGCGCACCAATCCCACTGCCACGCCTGGGATTCCGAGGTACATCGCGCGCAACCAGAGTGACTTTGTGCTCTCTCCGGTTCCGGTGGATGGCACCACGATCGGCGGGACGTATTACAAGCGGCTGGATACACTGTCCACCGCTCTCAATGACATCTTTCTGAACACACCGGGCTTGTGGCTCTTTGCCGCTTTGTGTGAGTCTGCTCCCTTCATCGAGGGCGACAAGCGCCTGCCGCTGTGGGAATCCAAGTTTGGCGGTCTGGTGCGCGAGGTCAATGCCGAGGAGTACCTGGAGAATGACTCTGGCTCGACGCTCGCCATGAATACCATCGCGATGACTACGCCGTGAAACTGTATAGCTTCTCGCCTGACGCCGATCCGCTCCAGCCCGGGGTGCTGGTGGATTGCGAGCATACGGTGCCATCCTATCGCGGCATCCAGGGCGCGCCCTCGGCTGTCAATGCTGGCTTGAGCACGGCAACCGCGCAGACGGTGATCGGGGCGGCATCCGTGTTGCTGCTGGATGGTTCGGCTCGCACCTTCGAGGGCACGGTCAACGATCTATATGAACAGGCTGGTACCGCCTGGGCTAAGGTGACGCGCTCGAGCACCGTCTACATCAGCGTCACCGACCGCTGGCGCTTCGCCCAGTTCGGCAACGTCACCCTTGCCGCCTCGCGCGAGAATATCCTCCAGTACAGCAACACGAGCGGCAAGTTCGACAACGTGACGAGCACCGCCAGTGGCGCCACGGTGACAGCCCCTCTGGGCAGCGTGGTGGAGACGGTTGGCGATTTCGTGTTTCTGGCAAACATCAGTAACGGCCCCTCGCCGTACAACGCCGATCAGCCCGACCGCTGGTGGGCAAGCGCGCAGGGAGACTACTCAGACTGGACGCCAAGCGTTAGCACGCAGAGCGTCACTGGGCGGGTGACATCGGTCGCAGGCAAGATCACCGCGATCCGGCGCTTCGGCAATCAGCTGGTGCTCTACAAGCGCCGCGGCATGTATGTGGGCTCCTACGTCGGCGCTCCCACGATCTGGGACTTCCAGCTCATCCCGTCTCCAACGGGGACGTGGTGCCAGGAATCCGTGCTGGACATCGGCACCCCTGAGCAGCCGCTGCACTTCTTCGTGGGCGAGGAGGACATCTTCCTGTTCGACGGAGCTCGCCCCACACCCATCGGAGAGGGCGTGAGGGAATGGTTCTTTGCGCGGCTCAATACCGCAGCCGCGGACAAGATTTGCCTGCTGCACGATCGTCGCAACACGCGTGTGTACATCTTCTATCCGGCTGGCGGGTCTACGGGGATCGACTCCGGGCTCGTGTTCAACTACCGCAAGAAGCGCTGGGGGCGAGACGATCAGAGCATCCAGTTCGCCTTTGCCTATCTGGACCCTGGGGTGAACTATGCCGGGCTGGGCAGCATCGCGGCGACTTATGGCGCTTTTCCCAATGCCCCTTATGGCTCGGCATTCGGCTCGCAGGGCGAGATCCAGCCAGCAGTGTTCGGCACAGACTATCTGGTCTATCTGCTGAACGGAGCTAGCACGAGCTCTTCGATCACTACCGGAGACATCGGCAACGACAGTGTGTTTTCCTGCCTGTCCAGATTCAAGCCAAGATGGTTGACGAAGCCTGCCTCGGCGACGCTGAACAACTACTACCGGAACAATTTCGGGGACACGGCCACGCTGGACACTTCTACCGCTATGGATGCCGAATCTCGGTTCGACGTACTGCGCTCGGCGCGCTGGCATCGCTTCCAGGCCAGCATGTCTGGGGACTGGGAGACCAACGAGGCGACCGTGGTGGGAGTCGAAGATGGGGCCGAATAAGCTCACCGAGCAGATCAACATCGCCCAGCCGTGGGAGGTGGCTCGCAGCCTGTTAACGGACATCCTGCGCGGTATCTCGCGCAACGTGAACTACCTGCGCGACGGTTACTTGTTCCAGGAGCGCACGCTCACGTCCACGGCGACGATGATCCCCACCGACTCGCTGCTGCTTTGCAACGGGACTTTCACCTTCACGCTGTTGCCGGCTCAGCAGTGGGTACAGCGCCGGGTGACAGTCAAGAACATCGGTGTGGGAACGATCACCGTGGACGCCAGCGGGGCTGAGACGATCGACGGCGCAGCAAATTATGTGATCGCGGTGCAGTACAACAGTATCTGCCTGTTCAGCGATGGGACATCCATCTGGATTGTATGAATGGCTTACATCCAAGGCGGAGGAAGCACTAGCGCAATCTCGGATGCGATCAGCGACCTCTACAGTGCCTTCAATCGCCTCTCCAACACGGTATCGGGGCTCGGTGGCTCCAACCTAGACGCGCTGAGCAACAAAGTCTCTGTCCTGTCCGATCTGCTCTCCACCGAGACCAGCAACAGGATCTCCGCGGACAATGCGCTATCTAACGCCATTTCCGCCCTGCAGAACTCGCTGTCGAACGAGATCAGTAATCGGCAAAGCGCGGTCTCCACCGTAGCCAACGCTCTGTCGCAGGAAATCGTCAACCGCATCTCCGCGGACAACGCACTTAGCAACGCAATATCCGCTCTGAGCCAGGCGCTGTCCAACGAGATCAGCAACAGACAGAGTGCCATCAACGCACTGTCCAATGCGCTGTCCGCCGAGATTGCCAACCGGATCAGCGCCGATAATGCCCTGAGCAACGCTATCTCAGCGCTCAGTCAGGCTCTTAGCAATGAGATCAGCAACCGGCAAAGCGCGATCAATGCGCTGTCTAATGCCCTGTCGGCGGAAATTGCAAACCGCATTAGCGCAGACAATGCATTGAGCAATGCCATTTCGGCTTTGTCTCAAGCGCTATCTAACGAGATCAGTAACCGCCAGAGCGCGATCAACGCCCTGAGCAACGCACTTTCTGCAGAGATAGCCAACCGCATCTCGGCTGACAATGCTTTGAGCAACGCGATCTCAGCTCTGTCGCAGGCGCTAAGCAACGAGATTAGCAACCGTGTTTCCGCGATCAGCACGCTCAATGCGCTGTATACCAAGATCGCCAAGAACGCAGACCAGACCATATCGGCATCTGCGCTGGCCAATGTGACGAGTCTGGTCTTCGCTCTCACCAGCGGCAATTACTACACCTTCCGCTTCCTGATCCTGTATCGAAGCGCGGCTCTGGCGAGCGGGCTTGCCGTCACGGTGACAACTCCCGCCTTCACGACTTTTGGGGCCAAGGCGAAGATTCCCAGAGTTACGGCAGATGGCACCGGCACCGAGCACGTAGGTTGGATCACATCTAGCGGAGACAGC